CCATTGCTGGGAGCCTCGTTTGAGCCTTGGGCCGCTATTAGGCGGTCTTGAGGCGGTGCAGGGAGGTCGCGCGACCGACAGCGGCACCGAAGAGCAGCGTGGCGGTGACGTTGTAGTAGCCGGACTGTTCCTGGCCCATGAGGACCTGAACGCCGAGGCCCGTGTCCGCGTCGACAGCGTTGGCGACTTCGAAGCCCGGGATTTCGGACATCGGGAGGGCCGAGGCGACAGCGATGGCGTCAGCGCCGCAAGCGAAGCCAGCGAGGTTTTCGCTGTTCGTCGGGAGGCTGTTCCACTGGTAGACAGCGGCACCGGCGAGGGTACCGATCTGGCCGGAGGTCAGGATGCCGGCGCCGAGGACGGAGTTACCGATGATGGTGGCGTCACCGAGGAGGCCGTTGGCGTAGGTGCTGTTCAGGATGAACGCGCGGGGCTCAGCGGCCTTGGCGGCGTCGAGCACGCCCTTGGCGGTGACGACTTCGGCGTAGGTGAGGGCGGCGCCGGTGTCGACGTTCGAGCTGTAGTTGGCGTTCGTGATCAGGGCGCCGATTTCAGCCAGGCACTTTTCAGCGAGGGCGTTGGCGGCGGTCGGGACGAAGGCGCCCGAGAGGAACTGCGCGCCGTACATCTTCACGTCGAGGGGCGAGAAGCGGCTCGACACCTTGAAGTGCTTGAGGGTGACGTTGGCGGCGGTGATCGTCGCGTCGTCCTGGGTGAGGTAGCCGCCGGACGAGAACTCGGTGGCGGTGGAGGTGCCGATCAGCGGAACCTGGACCGTCTTGCCGGCGCCGGATTCGGCAGCGGTGAAGACGGACGAGAAGGCGCGGAGGGCCGGGAGCTTGCCCTTGAGGGAAGCGATGACGCTTTCAGCGAGGATGCTGGGAGCGACTGCGATGGAGTTAGCCATGATGTGTTAGGATAGGGTGAGGGTTGAGGGAAATTAGATAGCCGCCTTGATGATGGCGTGCTTATGAGCGGCGAAGTATTCGTTACGCTCCTTGGAGCCGACCGGCAGGGACATGAAGGTCGCGAGGTGGTCGACGGCTTCGGCGGTGGGCTTGCCATCCGCAGGGCTGAGTTCGACCGGGGAGACGCCGACGGAGGCCACGATCTTGGCGGCTTCCTTGGAGGCGCTGACCTTGCTGGCTTCGTGCTCGGCGACGAGGGCCTTGAAGGACTCGGACTCCTTGACAGCCACTTCGAGGGCGGCGCTCAGCTCGGCGAGCTTGGCGTCCTTGGACGCGGCTTCGACCTTGAGGCTTTCGAGTTCGGCAGAGACGCCGACCGTCATCTTCTCGACAGTGGTGCGGAGGTCGTCGCGCTCGGCGGTGAGGCCCGAGACGGCGGCGGTGGCGGCGAGGAGTTGCTCTTCGATGGTCATCTTAGATTTGCGGTTAATGGAATTAGAACGAACGCAGGGCGTCGTTGAAAGAGTCGGCCAAGCCCGTGACCAAGCCCTGGGCGGCGGCCTGCTTGCCGGAGAAGACCTGACCTTCCATGGCCTCGGCCTTCACCATCTTGCGCTTCATGTTCACGGCTTCCTTGAACTCGGCGTGGATCGTGTCGACGCCAGCCTGGAGGTTGCCCAACTGGCCTTCGTCGAGGGACGTGCCTTCGATACCAGCGCCCTTGAACTTGCCGGACTTGATGACCACCATCTTGATGCCGGCCATCTTGGCGGCTTCGGAGTAGTCAGGGATGGCCATGTAGACGCCGATGGAGCCGACGGAACTTGACGGACTGGCGGTCACTTTATCGCTAGCCGAGGAAATCCAGTATGCGGCCGATGCCATCTCGCTATCGGTATAAGCCATCGTGGGTTTACCGAGGTTGCGAATCTTGTTGGCCAGTTCCTCGACGCCGGTGACGGTGCCACCAGGGGATGACACTTGAAAGGCAATCTTCTCGACCGCAGGGTCGGCAGCCATCGCGTCGACCTGATCAGACAGGTCGTTGATGTCCACGGCGCCCATCATCTTCTCGAGCGGGGACAGGCCCTTGCCGATCACGCCGACGACCGGGATGATGCCGATGCCGTCGACGACGTAGGGCTTAGGGGCGACGCCGAAGAGCTGCGCGAGCATATCCGTGAAGCCGAACTTCTCGGCTAGGACAGCGTGGTCCTTGGCCTTGGTCGGGTCGATGAGGAGGGGCTCGCGGCCCGACAGTCCGTTGGTAAGGAAACGCATGATGAAATTAGGAGTTAGGTTGGTCTTCGGAGGCGGGCTCTTCCATCGAACCCGGCTCATCCTCAACCTCTGGTAGGTCAAGGTTGTCTGCGGTGCCTTCCGAAATCTGGTTGTTAGCCTGGCCCTGCTGGAGCCAGTTGAAGTCAGGCTTGTAGAGCATCCAAACCGGGATCTTGGCGGTCTTCGCTTTCTCGATAATGAAGGCCATGTCGGAGGCCCGCTTGTCCATCTCGGTGCGGAAGTCTAGTCCGCGCTGGGCGTAGAGTTCGCTCATGGACAGCAGGCCCATCTCAACGTCGTTACGATCGTTGGCTGCGTCGCGGCCAGCGTCGACGGTTACAGACTTCGGAGTGGTCCAAGAAACCTCGTTCCATTTAGGGTCGTCGGGGATGTCCCCGGCGGCGATGCCTTGTCCGATGATGTAACCCCAGGTAGGGACGCAGAACGTTTCGATAATCGTGTTCTGATACTTGCCGAAAACTCGAGAAGCCTTGGCCGTCACAAGCCGGATAGACGCACCGCCTAGCTTAGAAGGGTCGCTGACAAACTCGTAAGGCAGGACGCCCATGCTGATGTCGCGTTCGAGCGCCGCAAGGAAGCCGGTGAAGGTGGCGTTCGGACGGTTGCTCTGGAAGGACGTCATGTCCTCCCCGGGCTCAAGGGCGATGAGTTTGCCGCCCATCGTGTTGGCGAGGTTGGAGTAGGAGCCGGTTCCCGTTGAGCCAAGTTCGTTGGCCATGTCGCCGTCGATGATGCCGCCCGCCTTTTTGATGATGCGGGTGACGTCGCCGTTGTCCTTCACGGCCTGCTTCTCGAGGGCCAAGATTTCCATCTCGTCTTGGATGGAATTGATGGAGTGCTGGAGCAGCGGGACGCCACGGGCTCCGGACGCATACTCTTGGTCGACCACCATCATCATCGACTGAGCGAGGATCTGGCGGGACGAGCCGTCGGAGCGGTAGATGTTCACGGCGATGTATTCGCCATAGGGACCGAACTGGATGCCGTCGTGCATACCCTCGGGCACCTTGCCTTCGAGAGGGTCGCCGACGCGGTGGGCTTCCATCAGCTGGAGTTTCGCTTCGCCGGCGCCGTTGCGTACCTTGGCGGCGAACGAGTCACCGTCACGGATCATGCCGCGGAGAAGGATGGACTGAGCCTGGTAGAACGAGAAGCGGTTCGTGATGTCGATGCGCTTGGCCTTCTCGGCGAAGTACGCTTCGTAGCGTTCCTGCATCTCAGGGGTCGACGCGTGGCTCTGCGGCTTGATGCCGTCGCCAACGGTGTAGAGGCAGATGTCCGCAAGGATTTGCTTGAACAGCCCGGAGTTACGCTCGGCCCAGCGGCACTTGCGCACCATCGTCAGGCGGTCGTAGGGCGTCAGGTCACGGCGGAGGTCACGGGGCTCCGCACCGTAGGCCGCACGGCGGGCACGCGTCACGCCGATGCTCTGCCAATCGCCGTAGGAGGCTTGCGGCGTAGGAGCGGTCGGGGCAGGCGTGGCCGGCTTGGGACGCAGGCTGACGGTCTTAATCTTCTTGCGGATGGCCATGGAAATTAGTCCTGACGGTTCTGCCAGTCGGTCGAGATGATCGTGCGACGAGCGCCGTAAGTCGAAGGGTCGAGGCGGCTCAGGGCGAACATGGCCTCGGCGAGCATCTCCTTCGGGGGCATGGCGAACTGCTTGGACGCGGACGAGCCGGAGTCGGAATAGGACATCAGGGTCTTACCTTCGGTGATCATGGCGACCGCCTTGGCTTTGATGTCGAGGAGTTCGCACTCCGTAAGTCCGATAAAGAGTCCAGAGGCCATTTAAACTTGCCGAGAATGGAAGCCCGAGAGGGGGTACGCCGCCCAGCCCACGCCATGAGTCTCTTCCTCCCACGACACTAAACGGCGTACCCTTGCTGATAGCGTGCCAAGGGTCATTCGGAAGGCAAGTCGGTTTCGGCAGTTTCCCGCCCGGCGATACCCCAGCGGACGGCGGCCAGCAGGGCGAGGATTTCGCAATCGAGAGCATGGTTATCCTTCTTGCCCTGGGGAAGTATCCACATGGGCTTGCCGGTCCGCTTGTCCTTGATGCGGACTTCGGCGCTCAGTTGCTCGACGTACTCGGGGGTGGCGTCGAGGGCGTAGCTCCAGACGCGGCGGGCCCGCAGGCCGTGGAGTAGGTCTTTGCCGGCGGTGGCCGAATGGACGATCAGGATGGCCCGCTGCGGGATGCCAGGGACGACGATGGATTGCTTCTCGGAATAGAAGCGGCGGGTCGTGTTCCCGGTCTTGTCGGTCACGGCGAAGTCGTCGGAGCCAGAGCCCTTGGCCGTCTTCCAGTTCCGCTTGGCTGTCTCGCGGTAGACCTCTTGGGTGTTGTCTCCGCTATCCACCAAAATCATGGCATTATGGACCCCCATTTGCTTGGCGAAGGCTTCGACGTTGCCCCATGAGTCTACGCGGGCGAAGGCCATCAAGCGGCTATGCCCGGTCTTGGCCCATCGGCGGACGGTGACCCAGAAGTGGCCACGCTGGACGTCGACCCCCATCGTGCGGAACGGGATGCTACCCGGCACGGCGTCCTTCTGTTCGACGACGCGGGCCTTCGGGGTTATCGCGGCCTCCGCGTCCCAAGGGTCGGCCATCTTGTAGTTCGCGGCCTCCGCCAGCGCCACCATCTCCCCGCCCTCTTCGCTCCAGGGCATGGCCAGACGCTTCTGCTTGAAAATGCGTCGAGGCTCTTCGTCGCCGTATTGGTCGTTAGCCTCCTTGGCCTTGAGCATCAGGACGCCCAACTCGCCCCAGCTCATCGTCGCAAGGCTGTTCCAATGCAGGCCGATGTGCCCGGAGTTGGCGGCTACTGACGTGGCGACAAAGGTTCCGCGGGCGTTGGCCTCGAGACGGCTGGCGTTCGTGTCAGGCAGATGCGTCCGACAGGCCGCGCATTCGTAGGTCGTGCCGACGCTGACCTTGTGCAAGTCCCATGTGCCTGTGGACTTCGCGTCCTCGGGAAACCTGATCTGTTCCCAGACCCAAGGCTGAAGGTGGTCGCACTTCGGGCAGCGCATGTTCCAGTCACGCTGGTCGGTCGTCTCGTGCAGCTGATGAAACTCCTGCCCAGCCCGACCGCCCTGGGATAGGAAGATGCGTTTGCCCATCCAGCCGAACGCCGTCACGCGCGCGCTCAGTTCGGCCAAGTGTCCGGGCGGTGCCATCCAGCACTCGTCGGCGATGGTGTAACGCAGGGACAAGCGCTGAAGGTTGGCCTCGTTCCAGATGCCGCGGCAGTAGAGCGTCATGCGGTCGAAGTCCGCGGTGGTCGACCTGTCGAGGTCGTCGCCCGAGAGACGCGCCTTCACGGGCGGGCAGTTGTTCCAGACCGGGCGGAGGTAACGCAGGGCGAAGTCCTTGGCCTCGGGGTCGGTGGCCTGAAGCACCATCGTCGGCCCTGGAGCGTTGGCGATGATGTGACAGGTGAGCAGGCGGGCGAAGAGGGACTTGCCGGACTGGATGCTGGCGAGGACGGTCAGGAGTTTGGTCTCGGGATCGGCGGCGATGCGTAGGGCCTCGGCCACCCACGGCGTGCGCTCAGAGCGGAACGGACCGGGCATCGGTGAGTCGGGGATGGCGTGCACATTGGACTCAAGCCACTCGACGACGTCGCCCGAGTCTGACGGACGCAGCACGTCACGGCCTACGCGAAGGAGGTCGGTCTTATTCATAAAGCCCTGCCTCCTTCAGCAGACGATACAGCTCGTCGGATAACTCCGACCATTTCTTCGGCTTGCGCTTGAACGGACGCGACGGCTTCGGCATCGGCTTGCGCCTGGGCTTGGGCTTACGCTTCGTCATGGGTCGATAGGTCTGCCTTCACGCGGCGCACCCAAGCCTCGAGCACCTTCACGGCCTTCGCAGGGTTCTCGGGGTTACATCCTTCTGCGACATCGAGGGCGAGTTTGTCGAGTCGGTTGACGATGCCCGCAGTCATGTCGCGCATGGCCTCGGTCGCTTCCTTTGCGGAGATGTAATCCTTTGTCAGGATAAGCCGACGCTCCTGCTCTTCCTCGAGGGCGACGAGGGTTTTCAGGGATGCGTTATAACTCGACTGGTACTTCCCCTGGTTGGGGTCGCCCCCTTCCATCGCGGCCTGCCAGACGCCACGCGCCCGACTGACCAAGGTGCGATGTTCGCTGATCGTGTCAGCCAGGGAGCCGTCGTCGAGCTGAGCCGGTGCGGCCTTCGGTGCCGCGGCCCGCTGCACGTTCGCCCGGGCTTCCCGCCACGCCCGAGCCGCGTCGACGGAGTCCGTCGGCATGCCTTCGCGTCGAAGGACTGAGATGCGTTGCGCGGTGACGCCGAGCGCCAAACCCAGTTCTGAGTTGGTTAAGGCCATAGTTTGCTAAACTGCTTGGTTTCGCTCTTTGACCCCACGAAAAACCTTCGTGGTGTCGGGCCACGCGTGACGTAGGGGGGGGTCTAGGAGACTCCTTACCGGGGGTATATGGGCCGTTTTCATCGCTTGGGCGTGGCAGGGGGCAGGGGGGCGGTCACCTTATTCTTGCCGCGTCTGGCATTCACGTGAGGAAACAGACCGCACGCGTCGGAGTTCACCGTGCGCTGGATCTCCTTAGCCCTGGCACGCATCCAGAAGTGAGAGCGGCCATACATCTTCCCGATGAGGCGAGACGACAGACAGCCGGGCAGACTGAGCGCCCAGCGGATGAGCTCGACGTGACGACGAAAGGCGAAGTTATCCGTGCAGGCCAGCGCATCCATGAACCCCTTGAGCATCACGCCGACATGATCGCGAGAGATGAACGCATCGACCTCCTCGCGTCTGCCAAGGTCAGTAGGGTTGAATGCCCAGTCAGGATGGTTGGCGTCGATGTTGAAGACGTGCCGAGGTTGCGCCATCTCAGCGTAAGGCAGTACGCCATTCTCGCGCATCTTCTCCTGGAGCTTCTTCGGCTGAGCGAAGAACCAAGCATCAAACGACTTGGCCTCCTTAGCCGGAGCCGTCAGGTCGTTGAGCCTAGCGCGTGTCACGCATCTCAGCGTCAACTATCTTGACGGCGGGGCAAGTGGCAAAGGTTGTGCCAGGTATTGTCCTTCGCCGTGTATTCAATGAGCCCTAACAGGCGTAGTCGTCTGACCAGGGAGTCTCGGCGCTTGCGTCGCTTCTTGCCCTTGCGGGTGTAAGGGATGTCGAGGAGGAGGGCGTCGAGCTGCGGAGGGGTCATGGTGGCCGGCCATGTGCGGACGGTCTCGAGGAGGTAGGTGTTAGCCCCTGCCCTGATCTCGGTGGCCTTGGCGGTGGCGCAAGCCTGGGTGGCGAGCATGATGTCACGTTTGTTCTTCCAGAGCCAGCGTCGACGGGCGGTCAGTTCGCGGCGGATGCGTAGGAGGTTCAGTTGAGCCGGGGAGAGAGGGCGACGTGGGCTCATCTCGGGTAGGTGCGGCTTAATTTATTTAATACGCCCCCGTGCGCCAGCAGAGGGGGTAGCGTTATTAAATACTCCCCCTGTGGGAGACGGAGTTGCATACCCTAGCGACGAGGTCATGATTAAGGGGAGGGAGGGGGGCTTTAGGGGTGCAGGGGTGGTCCTACCCCTTAGACGTAGTTCGGACGCCCTGTAGGGGCCTTGGCGGGGCTGGAATGGCCCTTCGGCGGGCTGGCCTCGGAGGAGGTGGACGGGGCGTGTTCCCATCGCAGGACGCCTTCCTCTTGGGAATGTTGTAGGTAGATGAAGCCAGACTTTGAGCGGTTGCCGTCCAGATCGGTCAGGCCGCAACGGGAGGCGCGCTTGGAGAAGCCGAACTTGTACCGGGCAGGCTCGCCCTTAGTGCGGTAGAGGAAGCCCGCGTCACGGGCGAAGTTCGTCCATTCGGCGGAACCGGCGCCGAGGTAGGCAAGTTGAGACGGGGTCATGCTGTCCAGGTCGTCGGCCGACTTGGGCTTGGTCGTGTGGTGCATGTAGATCATGGCGGCCTTGCTTCGCTTAAGGACAGGGTCGACTTGCGTGCGCAGCCAATCGGTCGTCAGGGACTGATCGGCGATGTCGAAGCCCGCGTATGCTAGGAGAGGGTCGACCCAGACGACTTCGGCGCCGTGCTTAAGGATAAGACTCTCGAGGAAGGCCGGGAAGGCCGTGCCCATGTGTTTCGTGTCTCGGACGATGGCGATGTTCTCCTTGAGCCGTAGCTTCTCGGTCTGCGTCATCTTGCATGTGGCGCCCTGCCATGCTTCCGCGATGTCGCCTCCGTCGTTCTCGGCCTGAAGGATGAGAGTCCTCAGGGGACGCACGGGGGCTAGGCCGAAGACGGACTGGCCTAGGGCCCACGACGTGGCGATCTGCATCATCAGGGAGGACTTGCCCGTGCCGGAGAAGCCGACGATGGAGACGGCGTAGCCTTCGCATAGCCAGCGGCGGGCCTTGCCGACGAGCACCGTCTTATCCTCGAGAGGGTCGAAGTTGTCGAGGGCGTCGAGGTCGAACCATTCGCCGGTGTCCTTCTCGCGCTTGGCGGCCTTGCGCGTCTCGGCGATGCGGGCATAATGGTCGAGCAGGATGTCGGGGTCGGTGGCCTGTTCGGCGGCGACCAGGGCACGGCGCAAGGTGGCCGCATCCGCGATCATGTCGGCGTGCTCTAGGCGGAAGGTGGCTTGGCCTGCGTCGCTGACCAGGAGGGATACAGTGGCTTCGGTCACCGGGCTGTTAACCTGGCGTAGGCGCTGGCTTACTGTCAGCTCGTCGGGTGTGACTCCGTCCACGGCCAGCGAGAGCATGGCGGCGGCGATGTCTTGGTGGGCTGGCTCAAAGAAGTCGGAAGGCTGGAGGTCGCCCGGTAGGTGGGCGGCTTCGCGTAGGAGGACGCCGAGGAGGTGGCGTTCCGCGGCGACGTTATTCGGCGGGATCATGGAAGAGAGGGTTGGGGTTTGTGGGCGTGGGTGCCCGTGGTCAAGATGCTTTGCGTAAGATGCGGTCTAGGTCGGACTTGCGATAGTGCGGGACCGGGCGAGGGGTGCGGAAGATGCGCACAGGGATCAGGGCGGCGTCGATGCGGTATTGGATGCCGCGGACGGTGCGCCGGTGCTTGCGGGCGTAGTCGGATAGGTTGACCCATCCGGCGGGCGCCTTGAAGGCTTCAAGGGCGATGGCGGCTTCGTGCGCCTGTGCCCAGGTCTTGAAGCGAGGGCTCAGCTTGTACGCCAGTCGGCTGCGGGTGATGCGTCGTTCTTGGGCGAAGCCTGCCTTGACGATGCGGGCGATAGGCAGGGCGACTCCTGCCCGGGTCTGATAACCTAGGAGGCGGGTGATTTCGACGGTCTTGAGCCAGCCTTCGGGGGCGGCCTTGGGTTTGCTGACCAGGGCGGCGACGAGGGCGTGGGCGTCGAAGCGCTTCATCGGGCCTTCGGGGTGAAGACCTTGAGGTCGGTGGTCCAGACCCAGCGGGAGCCGACGCGGTGGACGAGCCAGACCTTCCAGTCCTTGCCGTCGACCCACCCGGCGGCGAAGCCTGAGCCCCAGCGGGAGGTGGCTAGGCGGTGCGACGCATAGGACATGGCGTCCTTCTGGCAGAGACAGCCGGCGGAGAAAGCGGCGCCGCCTTCGGCCTTGGTTAGATTGACCTGAGCGAGCGTGTGCGTGTGGCCGTGGATCAGAGCGCCGCCGCGGTCGGCGTAGTGCTTGCCCTGTTCGGCGGTGGCGTTCAGGCCGTGGGCGTAGCCATGGATGAAGGCGACCTGACCTAGGCGATAGACGCCCTTCTCGGCGTGGTAGGGGAGGATGGTCTTGGCTCCGCAGCTCTTAGCGGCGGTCTTGATGCGGGCTTCGAGGTCGGCGCAGTAGTCGCGTACCAGGGCGGAGCCTGAAGTATGTTGAAGGGCCTGTGCCCGGTGCTCGTGATTGCCCATCAGGTAGACGGTGGGCTTAGTGCGCTCAAGGAAGGCTTCACCGGCCTCGATGTCGGAGATGAGGGACTCGGCGCCTTCGGCATCCTGCCCGGCTCCACGGCGCAGGGATCGGAAGTCGAAGCAGTCGCCGAGGTGGACGCGCACGGTCGGCTTGTAGTCCTTGATGAACTCGACGAGGGCTTCGACGGCGTTCTCGTCGGCCATGTCGCCGTGGTTATCGCCGAAAGCGACGAAGCGGGTGGGCGTGCTCATTAGCGGACGTTGATGTAAGGGATGGGCTTGCCCGCGTCGAAGGCAGCCAGCATCTCGTCACGGCGCTTGCGGGCGGTCTCGAGGTCGCTGGCGATGTTCTCGACGATGTCCTTGCCGCGGCGACGCAGGCGGAACCAATAGCAGTCGCCGAGTTTCTGAAGGTGGTGGTTAGGGTTCTCGGCCTTGATATAGGCGGGCTTGTCGTTTCGCCCGGTGCGGGTGTACTTGGGGCAGGCCAGCAGGAAGGCCACGCGGTCGGGGGACAGGCCGACCTTGTTTGCCCAGCGCAGCGTGTCAGTGTTCAGAGTTTCCATGAGCGGGCGAGGTTGCGGCCTTCGGTCATGATCGCGTTACGCGAGGACGGCCTGAAGATGTACTCCTGGTCGAACAGGTGGGAGGCGCGTATCTCGGCGATGCTGTCGAGCTCTTCGT